ACTAGCGCTTTCACATCTGGGTCGTTTTCATCCAGATTGCTTTCCATATACAAACCGCGCTCATCCTCGCGCAGCGTCAACGTGCCTGACCGTGTGCGCGCCAATGGCAGACCTTCATGATTGATCAGAAACACAACGTCATCACGGTCAACCGCGTCAACAAATGCGCCGCGCGCGATCTTTTCCATAAACTGACCGCCAATATTGGTTTCTTCGTCAAAAACCGCTGCATATCCGCTGACTTTTATGCCATCTTCGTCGGCTCGGATTTCAACGCCGCTATCAAGCGTTCTGATTTCTTTACTCATCTTGTTCTCCGATCACTTGATTTTTGATTGGAACAGTTGCGCCTTGGATCATCAGATCGTCGCCTTCATCGCGCGCGCTCATGTTTTCCAGATCGCGCACTTCATTAGGCGTTCTGATGCCGTTCTGAATGGTGGTCGCGTGGGCTTCCATTCGTGTTTTAAAGTCGCCGCGCAGCAATCCATCGACGTTAAATTCAACATATTGATCTGACCTGCGACCGAATAGCTTGAGGTTCATTTCTTGCTCGGCCTGTTCAATCCACCGCTTTAAAGTGTGCTTAACGAAATGCAAATCTTGCTGTTCTGAATTTGTAAATGTTGAGCGGGTCAGGTCTTGCAAGAAGATCGGTGGCAAACTGTAAATCCGCGCGATCTGCTCAATGCTAAATCGTTGCAATTCGATAAGCTGCATTTGCTCTGGCGAAAATCCGACAGATTTTAATTCGTGACCCAAAGGCAGCGCCATGATTGGCCGACCTTCTTTCGCCAGCTTGGCAGTCGCCGCTGCAACATCTTCTGATGCGCGTGACGCCGCTGCGCCTGATTGGAATGGCCCTTGCAAAACCGCCGGGGGAATACCACCGCTTTGAAACGCCTTTGCGCCGTATTGGCTGGCGGCAATCGCCATCCCAATTGCGTCTTTATTCGTTGCGATTGGACCGCGCTGGTCAATTTGGTTGGATTTCACCATGAACGTCAGGTCGATGATGTCGCGGGATTTAAAGACGCGCTGATTGTAGCGATATGTTTTTGCGGTAAATCCCTGTTTTGTAACTTTGCGCTCGACCAGCACGCCATTTGCATCAACCGGGTGAAGATTTCTCACTTTGCCGCCTTCGTCGCGCTCAATATAGGTTATTGAACGACCGCCAGTTAGCACTTGCTCAAACATGTACTTGCGCCACTCAAACGATGACATTTCATCATTGACGGCTGTGTTGATCGTGGCCCCAAAACCTTCAGTGACGCGCTCACGCCCTGCATCGGTCTTGCGGTAAACATGCAGCGGCAAACCCGCCAGCGTGCCACCTATGAAATTGACAGCGGCCCAAATTGCAGGCACGCCCATTGCGGTGTCAACATTGACCGTGACCCCAGCGGCAGCGGCAAAGTCGCCCCAACCCATCACGCTCAAAAAATCCTTGGTGGAATTGGTCGCGGTCGGATCTTCTAAGCTGCGCGCCTCTTGCCCTATAAATCGATCAAAAATGCCCATAAATGTCTCCTAACCCGCCAGACGATAATCGGGATCATCCCAAGGCGAGGTCATCACGATCTCGCCCTCTGTTGACATGCAGCCCAACGCCATCGCCAAAGCGACCAAGCCATCGATGCGGCTCAAACTTTTCTTTTTCGTCAGTTTTCGATTGCCTGCTGGGTCTTGCTCAATCACCGCACCCGACGCGCACATATTTAAAATCGGATTGCCGCCGTGACGCAATTTGCGCTCCGCAACCAGACGCTCAACTTTATCAACCGCCGGGGCCATATCTTTGAAGCCCTGACCGAATGATACCATCGGTATCTGCGCGCCGATATTGTCCAACTCTCGCTGAAAGTCGTTAATTCTCCACCGGTCATAACTCAAAAGCTGCAAGTCATAATCTTGCGATATTTCAGCAACCGCCATTGCGATCACGCTCGGAATAATTACTGGCCCGTCGATTAGCGTCAAAAAACCTTGTTTGGCCCAAACATCAAATGGGTATTTTTCGCTCAGGCTGCGTTCCCTAATGCCCTCCGCAGGCAAAAAGAAATGCGGCACAACATGAAACTGATCGTCGATCGGAAAAACCAAAACCAACGCGGTTAAATCTCGGCTTGCCGATAAATCCAAACCTGCCCAGCATTTCGATCCGAGCGGCACATCAGCCGCAGCGCTGTTTGCTTCCCATTCCGATCTTGACAGAAACGGCGAAACCGCCTCAATGCGCTGGTTTAGGTATAACCAGCGAAAGCTATTTTCTTTTGCTGGCAGGCGTGCGGCTTGTCTTGAGAAATCGGCCATATCTTGCAGCGACCGAAACTTTCCTAGCGCCGGGTTAGCCGCGCGCCACGACTTTCTATCGTTAAGCGCGCAATCTTCTGGCGCGGTGTAGACATGACTAACGATGCGCCGATCTTTGGCGTTTGCAGCGTCATCTAGCCAATTACTGAACAAATCAGCATCAGTTGCGGCCTGTGTTGATATTGCGATTAAAAGCGGCGATAAGTGCGCGCCCTGAGCGGTTTCAATCGCCTCAATAAAACTGTCTTGCGGCCCTCGAACCTGACCGACCTCGTCCAGAATCGCCAAAACAGGCGACAAGCCATGCGCTGTCCCAGCTTCTGCGCTGATTGCCTTGTACTCAACATTCATCACCAAGCCGATTAACATTTTGCTTGATGGTACTACCCTGACGATCTCTGATAATTGCGGCGATAACCTCACCATTTTTTCTGCCAACTTAAACACAAGCGCCGCTTGATCGCGTGATCTCGCTCCACTGATGATTTGGCTGTTTTGCTTCGCCTCTGGCCCAACAATATGCGCTAACAATATTGCCGCTATTAACGCAGACTTTCCATTTTTCCGCGCCACCGACAGATATGCGCGGCTTGTTCCTGCTGGATTATCATAAACGTCCAGAATAAACTTTTTCTGAAACGGCAGGAGTTTCATTTGCTGGCCGACGTACTGGCCTTCGGGAATCAGACAGAAGGCTTCGATGAATGCGACGACCTTTTTGCCACGAGTCAAAATTAAAAGAAATCTTGCCTAATAACGACACGAAACGGCTCCGAATTCGGAAAAGTCTCTTTTAGCCCGTCAGGCTTCACAACTTCGAACTCTCCGAGGTATATGCCTGCAGTATCTGTGTCGCTTGCCGTCCACTGGTATTTTACACCACCGCCAGTTGCGCTTGTGATCAATGCCGCCGAGTTTGTTTTCGTGGCGATCTCACTTCCCATTTTGAAAGTGACTGAACAATTTGTCAGATCGACAACTGTGCCGGTGGAGTCTTTTAGAACTGCCGTCAAAGTTGGCAATGTATCGTTTTGTTTAATTATAAACTGATCTGACATGTTTACCTCAGAGCGTTTGTTTTGTTATTGACGATTGCAAAATTTGAATTTGCTGGCGTCAAAACCGCATAATTGATTAATCGGTCAGGCAGCGGTGTTGCAAACGGCACAACTTCAACCTCGACCGCCGAGACGTTCCCGCAGCTAAGTGAAACGTCCTGACTTTGACTGATGCCTATAGAAATCGGGAACCTGATTATCGTGACAAAGGCAGTGCCAAACTCTACCTCGGCATCAAAACCGATCACCGCTTGTCCGTGACCTGCGCTAATACTAACTGCACTTGTAGTTGCGTCACACTCAAGGCCCGAAATTATAACATTGGCCGTCTGCAGAATTGAAACGACACCTGTTTGGCCGACATGCTCTAGACCATCAATTTTTGTCGCATTGCCGGGTCGATTGTCTAGTCTATTTAACTCGGCGGTCGCGCTTACCCCATTAACAATTTTAATTGCTGGGGTGTTGGCGAGTAGCCCAACATTGAGAATTGCTGAGACGCCAACAACCTCTGTACTTACAGGATGATTAGATAATTGTTGCACTTCAGCAGTGCATTCAACGCCAACAACCTCAGTTATTACAGGCGTGTTTCCCAAATCTCCAGTTGCAAGCGCGAGGTCGAAACCAACAACATCAGTGATTACAGGCGTGTTTGCCAGATCTCCAGTTGCAAGCGCGAGGTCAACGCCAACAACCTCAGTTATTACAGGCGTGTTTCCCAAATCTCCAGTTGCAAGCGCGAGGTCGAAACCAACAACATCGCGGTTTTGATGTACCGCGATTGTCACCGAGGACGTATCTGACGCTAATTCGAATCCAGATATACTTTTAGCAATTGAAAATGATCCAACGACCGATCCGTTTTCGACCGATGCAGCGACGCCAGTTAGTGCAACAAATGTTGGAATGCCTGCCAGACCGTTTTCTAAACTTAAATCAAAACCTGCCACCGCAACCGCGCGGGTCATGCCCGTCAACGGAAGCGGCTGCAACTCAGCCGTTAAATTTAGACCATATAAAGAAAAATATGAGCCGATGATCACGTTGACAGTGCCAGCGCCAGAAACGGTTGCTGAAACACCACCAATCAAAACGGCTGCGGCCTGCGAAACAAGCGGTGATGTTGTGATTTCTACTGTCGCTTCGACACCCAGAACAATTGCGATTGGCTTTTTTGGCACGCCTAAATCAGCAAGCGGCCCCGCTGCAATCGGTGAAAGACCAAGCATTATTCAGCGACCCAAGAGCCGGATGTTTCGTCCCAAAAATAATCAACTAATTCAGCATCTGATGGCTCTGAAACCGGCGCTTGCCACGAATAATTATCAGTATTTATTGTCCAACTGGAGAATGGTTTTGGGCCAACTATCGCGTCCAGATCGGCATTATAAACCCAGCCCTTTTTGCCTTGGCGCTTCGGGTGGCTATCCCCCATGAAAACTTGCAGCCAATCGCCGGGACCGCAGTCATCGATAGCAGCGGCAACAACAACCGATGTGATCACTTTATCACTGTCAAGCTTGGCAAAATACGACATTAGTATGTGATGCTCCCGTTCGATAGAAACTTATAAATTGTGTCGCTGCCCGTCGTGGTCGTGGTCGGAGACCCAGTTACGGTCGGATTGAGGCTCGTTGCGCTGCGAATTATGCAAACGCCGTTTCCGCCTTTAGCGCCATATCTTCCAGTGTATGGTGATGCGTTTGATCTATTTGCCCCGGCACCTCCACCGCCGCCAAGGCCATCGGTTCCTTGCGTCGAATTAGAACCGGACGAAGAAGTTATGTTCGTTGCCGCATTGCCGCCGCCGCCCGTTCCACCAATTCCAAATTTGTCAGTATCTGCGGAAAAAGATAACGACCCAGCAGAGCCGCCACCGCCGCCCGCGTAGACGACAGATGAAGCAGTAATTGTACTTGTAAGTCCCGGCCCACCGTCGCCTGCAGTATAGGCACTCGTCGTGCTACCTGATCCGTTCGTGCCGACGCCGCCAGCACCGCCACCGCCGCCACTGCCTGCTGAATTGGCAGAAGAATCCGGGTTGTGCCCGCCAGCGAAGCCTTGAACGGGAATATCATAAAGAGCATAAACAGTCGGCAACGGTGCACAATCACTTGAACCTTTGCTGCCGCCATGAGACCCGCCTATTGAACCTTGCAGTTCTGTTCTGTTTGCTCCGCCACCACCGCCAGTCGCAGTTAAAACTCCAGTTATTTCGGTATCTGAGCCGGAAGGCGACCTGCCATAGTTGCTACTATGGTCCTCAGCACCGCCTGCGCCAACGACCACCTGATATGTCGTGCCAACATCTAAAGAAACGCCACCCGCAGGCTGTTGAACGCCACCGGCTCCACCGCCCGTGCCGCGATAATAACCACCAGCTCCACCACCCGCGACTAACAGCGCGGTTACCGTAACTGGTGCAGGGCTGGCTGGTTTGTCCCAGACTCCTTTAGCGATGACGTATGTATAATTGACACCATCGACAGTATGCGTGTCGCCATTTGCTGGGCTGGATGGAAAATTTGTTGCGGTCAAACTTGCACCCACTGCGCGGATGAACCGTCATCATAATAAAAATATTTCTTGAGCGTGGCAGTATCAACCCATTCGTCGCCCGAAACCGCACCTGTCGGCGCACTAGTCGATAAAGTTGGCTTCATATCCGCTGCGGTCGCTGTAATAAATATCTCTGCCGTTGCGCTGCATGTTATAGCGTTTCCGCTGTTGCTGCTTTCTGCCGGGGTGCGCGTCAGCGTCGTTCCAGAAGCAGTGTAAACCCCTGATCCTAATTCCCAATTATTACCGTCAACAATCGTATATCTTACAGTTTGACCATTGGTAACGCCAGCCGAGGCAAAAGTCTGATAACCGTCGCTGGCCGCTCCAAGCGTCAGGTCGCCAGCACCACCGCTGGCAACCTTCATTTTTGCGCGGTTGACTAGCTTAACCATCAGTCAGTCCTACGCGATTCGCAAGATTGCATTGGTCGCGTCAGGTGCTGGGAATTGCACTGTAAAATCACCCGCAGTGGCGGTGACGCTGCCGCCGAAATCGAAAGCGGCAATCAGATTGTTTGATGACGCACTCATGCTTGCATTGTACAGGATGCAGCCGATGGCCGTAACGCTGACTGACGCAAAAACCGCGTCGGCAAAGTCGATTATTGCCTTCGTTCCGCTGATCGCTGGATAAGTAATTGATGCGCCTGCAGGTGTTGTCGTGGCAAGCACTGCCGCCGCGCCAGTTCCAAACGTGTCAAATGTGCTGTCGTAACCAGTGCCGGTCACCTGATCAGTTGCCGCGCTGGGGTTGCTTTCGCCTGCAGCAATTGGACCGCCAGTTAAAAATGAATAAGATCCGACATCTTTGTTGTATGTTCTTGCGGCTCCGACTTTAATCAAAGCAACACGAAACGTGTGCGAGTCAAAGTCGTGTGAACCTTTGAGTAATTCTTGCTTAAAGAATTTAGATAATTCTGTAGTAATAGGCATCGCGGCCTCCATTTTTAGGATGGTGGGCGTCATCACGACGCTCAGATTTGAGGTGGATATTTAGTCGAATTTATTAAACAGGCGTCTGACGATATAGCTGCGCGCCAAACTGACAGCCGTGAAAATTATGCCTATGCCAAAGCTGTCGGCCACAGTGACTGGGTATCCAAACACAGGTAAAACAATCAGGTTTGCGGCCACCGCGACCAGAAAACCAATCGCAACATTTGCAACAGCTTCAAGCGCTGATCTTTTGCGGCTCTGCAACGCTCAACTCGTCATAAGTTTTGCCGTTTTCATGCACCGCTTGCTTGCCAGTAAACTCCTGCCATCGCTTGATGATTACGTCGCAGTATTTTGGGTCTAGTTCCATCATGCGGCAATGTCGGTTTTGTTTTTCGCAGGCGATCAAGGTGCTGCCGCTGCCGCCGAACACGTCGATTACAATGTCTTGGCCCTTTGTTGAATTAAGTAACGCTCTTTCAACTAACTCGACAGGTTTTTGCGTCGGATGAACATAATCACCTGTCGAACCGCGCGACATATACCACACATCAGACTGGGATTTGTCTCCATGCCAGCTGTCACCCTTAAAGTAGAAAATAAACTCGTGTTGCGGCCTATAGTTGGCGTTGCCTAATCCAATTGATTTCTTATCCCAAACAATGCACGCAGATGCATCAAGCCCAACTTGATTTAAAGCCGCCTCAAATTCTGAATAAGTTCTCCACGGAAAACAAACATATTTAGAAGAGCCAGTTTTACAGAAATTTACTGCAGACCCAACAGCGTCCCTTATCATTTCAATTAAATCGTTGCCTTGAAAATCGTCTCCAATAATCATTCCATGCGATTTAATTCCTCCAGAGCGACCTTTAAATTTCACATGGTCGCCTTTGGCCCGACCGCCGCCGTATGACATTCCATAAGGCGGGTCAGTGAAAACCATATCAGCCTTCTGCCCGTCCATCAGTTTATCAACCGCATCGATGCTTGTACTGTCGCCGCACATTAGCCTGTGATTGCCCAGCGTCCAAACATCGCCCTCGACCGTTATCGGCACATCAGGCGCGTCAGGCACAGCGTCCTCGTCGGTCAAACCTTCTTCGACCTTGGTCATAAGCGCGACAAGCTCATCTTGGCTAAAGCCCATCAGCTCGCCAAATTCCTCGGCCAAGTCATCAAGCTCAACGCCAAGCGCCTCAACATCCCATTCAGCATTTAGCGCCAATTTATTGTCAGCGATAACCAGCGCGCGCCTGCGCCGATCATCCAAACCGGCGACAACAATAGACGGCACTTGATCCATCTTTAATTTGCGCGCAGCAAGCAACCGACCGTGTCCAGCAATCAAGTTGTTTTCTTCATCGACCAGCACAGGGTTGGTAAAACCAAACTCTCTGATCGCTGCCGCAAGCTGTGCAATTTGTTGGTCGCTATGCGTGCGGCTGTTCAATGCGTAGGGAATAAGGTCCGCGACATTGGAAACTTTATGCTCAAAAAACTCTTCGGGATTCATTTAGCCTCAGTTCATTGGAGTTGCGATTAAGCCTTCGATGCCAATAGTTTTTAGCAACGATCTAGCGTTACTCTCAGATTTGGCCGAGGCGTTTATTGTGCGCGGGTCGCTGTGCTGCTGGTTTAGACTCATTGATCTGATCACGGCCATCTGGCGGCGCTCCAAAGTATCGACAACATTTAACAGCGGGTTCGTGACAAGCGTGCCACGTTTGTTTTGTATGATCACGCCAGAGCGGTCGAGCGTGTCTTGATGCTTGCGAATATCGCTTTCCATTTTAACAATTTTGGTCAGCAAGATCAGGTCCATGTCGCGCCAATCTTCCCTCGCGCGTGCGCGGGTGAACTGCCGCCAAATCACCAACTCATCCTCGCCGCGAAGTTCAACGCCTTCTGGCAATGGCACATCTTCCATCGCCCCGGCAAAGCCTTGAACTGCGGATGTGGCGCTGTTTTTATCTGATCGTTTCTTTTGGCTCATGAAAAACCTTGGCAAATTCCGTAAACGCGTTTTTTGTTATCTACATGGTGCGCCCCCTCC